AATAGTTCTGATTGTAGTCTACCAAATGATGATCCTATCTGTGTAGATAGATCTGCCATTCTTTGAGATACTTCAGTAGCTGACATTGGTGTACCTTCAGGTCTACCTAATGTTTCCATGTATAATGCTTTTTTAATATTCTGCCTCATATCTCCTAATACTAATTGTGCTACATCAAATCTACCAGCTGCTGGAAGTGCTTGTAATCCTCTACTGTTTGGTGCTACAGGAATTAGACTACCCGGAGTTAGGGTTATTGTATCAGGATTAATTACACCATCATCTTCAAATGTATATATACCTGAGATATTCATTTGGGCGTTTTGTAATATTAGTTCTACTGTAAGGTTTGTAGTTTTGATTGCTGCCATAGCATTAAATACTGGTCCACGACCATATACTTCGCCACTAGCTTTATTCCATCTAAATACTATGTAAGGATTAGATCCTGATCCTTCTAACTCTTTTTCTAAAATTAATTCTTGATCTGTCATACAAACAACACAATATTTATATTTTTCTACATTAGGTTCATCATAAACTTTAAACACACCTTCAACTATATTTGCTTGTTCTGTTGGTGTGTCCATAATTCTTTTCATCATCTTTTCAGACATTTCAGCTTTAGGATATGCAATCATAATTTTATCATAACGCATAGTTCTCTTTCTAAATACTGTGTCTATCTTTTGGTCAGGTCCATTATTCAACATTACTCTAGGTAAAGGAACAGCAGTAAAGTTTATTGGACTTAATGCATCTCCTTCTTCTACTAGTAATACTCCTGTACCTATAGCACAATCCATAAAGGCTTCATGTATTTCTTGATTAAAGTTTGAGTTAGCTAATACTTCAAAAACATATTCAGTTATTTTATCTAACTGTTCGTTTATAATTGGTTTTGCTTCATCAGGTATTTCAGTACCAGCTTGTAAGTTTGCCCATCTACCATAAGTAGGAACAATACCAGCTTGTAATCTACTAGCAAATTCTTGTATACCTACAACAGCAGTTTCATCAAATATTTTATCTGTTCTTCTTTCGCCTATAGTTTCTTCGTAGAATGATTCTCTTTGAGGCATAGTATATTCATATGCTTCTTCATATTTATCTTTCCAATGATCGTGTATTTGTTCTGCTTCTTTATATTTTTTTATAAATGATGCTACTCTATTATCAGTATCATAATTTTCTACAGGGGGTTGAGCTATTGGTACATATGCCATTATGCAAAACTCGATATTCTTTTAGCTTTTATGCTTCTACCAGTAGATGCATAGAAGTTTCTAGATTCTGCGGCAGTTGATGCAGCAGTATTAGCAAGTTTTTGATTTCTTTTTTGTACTTCTTCCATAACAGAAGCATCACCACCAGTCTGCCTATAAGTTGTTTGATTATTATTTTGGTTATTTCTTGTTTGATTATTTTGTATTACATTTCTTTGTATACCAGATTCTCTATTTTGAACAAACTGTTCATAAGGTTGGTTTGTCATTAGTCCAGCTGTAAAGAATGATGGCATACCACTTATTAAAGTTGCACCACCTAATACTGCCATTTTAAATTTTTGTTGAGACTTATACATTTCTTTTGATAAAGGTATACTTATGTTTTTAGTTGCTTGGTAAGCACCTCTAGTAGCATTTGTAAATGTTAATCCTTTATCTGTTTGTACACCAGCTGTAAATTGTCCTGTTTCTTCATTGAAAGTTCCAGCACCAATACTTGCTAAATATCTATTTCTTGCTTGGTTATATTCAGCACCATACATTTGATTACCAGTTCCTGATCTATAACCAGTTACAGTTTGTTTGTTTGGTCCTGAATATGTTTTTTGTATATCTAATTGTTGTTGTGCAAATTGATCTGCTCTTTTTGCAATAGATTTATTTACATCATCACTACTGCCAAATCTGTTTTTTTTTGGCACAGAACTTGCACCACCACCAGCTCCTGTAGATGTTCCACTTTGACTACTCAACTTCTTTTCCCTCGTAAAAAAATCCTTTACCACCAGCTCTTGAGAATAGAGATCTCATACCTACCATACCCTTTGCTCGTCTACCTTTTTGTCTTTCAGCTTCAGCTTCTAGTCTTTCTCTTTCAGCTTCTTCTTCTCTAATTCTTTCTTCTCTATCTTCTCTTAATTGTCTTTCTGCCTCAGTTTCACGAGGTGTCCTAGATCCAAATAAACTACCCATACTATAATTCTATTTCAGAAAACTTAACCTTTTTCAACGCACAATATAATTGATAGGGTGTAAATACCCACCATTTGTTCATTCCTAGTATTCTTTGTACATAACTAACACAAGAATGTTCTTTAATCCAACTACCTAATATAGACGGAAACTTTGTTGTATTGGATTGTATATCGCCTTGTAATACAACACCATTTCTCATTTTAAATAATCTAAACAAAGGTTCTATTTTGTTATCTGGTAATACTTCTACCATTATATGACCAAAAATATACTCAATAAGAAGCCAATGCTTAGCATCATCATCATACGATAAAACTCCACAATGTTTAAATCCTTTCTTAAAAAATTTAGTGTGTCTATGATAATCATCATTTTCGTAAAAATATACTAAATACCTAGTTTGTTTTGCCATACTGATTTCCTTCTTTTTTTATTATCAAATACATTCCATTGTCTAGTTTTGACAACAGTTGCTGCTTTTGATCTACCAGCTGTAAGACTTTTACCTTCACCAGCACCTAGCATCATGTATTGTAAAGCATCATGTATATGAGAATATTTATTTTTCATAGGTTTTTCATCATATCTATCACCTGATGTTTGTAATCTTCTATAATGATAACCACCATTGAAACCTTTTTTTAAATTAACACAGTTATAATTCAATAAGAATCCAGCTTTACCTTCTACCATTCTTGTTAATGCTGCTTCTACAGCTTCTATTCTAAGACTTACATCATTAGATGGTGCTGGTATTGCTCTTATACCCATATGTCTAAGTATCTGAAAAGGTGTTGTTTCATCTGTTTGAGATCTAAAATCACCAGCTGGATCACCATATATTTCTAGGTCTAATCCTTTATAGTTCTTTGCTATTTCGTGTTTTAGTAGTTCTGCAAACCTAGTTACACCCATATCAAAGCATACTAACTCCTGTAATATTAACCATTGTCCTGTAACTAATCTTTGTCCAAAGGTTGCTGCTGGTGTCAAACCAAAGTCAATACCAATAAATACAGTAGAACTATAAGGTTCTATATTTTCTTTTGACATATGTACTTGTTCATTCCAAGATGTGTAGACAGGCTTACCTTCTTCGATAGTTCCAAGTTTATTCATAACATAAACATCTATCCAACCTTTTTGTTTTCCTCTGATAATGTTTTCATAATAATCTTTTGTAAGGTTTTTGTTGTTTTCACACTTAGGATTGTTCTTGTAACCAATTAGATTATTCTTATCGTCTTTGTTTTCTAACATTGCAGATGGTTGAGTAAAAAACTTCCAGTTATCAGGTTTAACTAACATTAATGCTTCTTCTCTTGATAAATGTTCAGGTGTAGGTACATCTCCTGACATAACTGCCCACCAATGATCCTCTTCTGGTGCGTTGGTATCAGCTATAACACCATACCATGATGCACCACCATCACGCATAGAAGGATATCTGCCTACACGCATAGTACAAGCATCTATAATACTCTTAGGTAACTCTCTTGCTTCGTTAATCCATATACCAGTAAGTTCTAATGATAATAATTTTTTGACATCTTCAGGTCTATCTAAAGCCAAGAATATAACTTCTAATTCTATATCACCAACATTGATATAATGTGTATATGGTACTGACCAAGCAAACACTCCAAACTGTGTTTCAGGAAACCAGTCTAACCAAGTTTTGATTGTAGTTGTTTTTAACTGAGGATTAGTATTTCTGATGACTGCCCATCTAGATTTTCTTTTACCATTGGGTGCTGGTGTTTGTTGTAATGCTCTTCTGAATATTTCTATACAACAAGCAACTGATTTACCACTACCAACTGGACCTCTTAGTCCACGAAAAAACTCATTCCCCTTTAGAAATGTCTTTAGCGTTTCTCCATTGGGTTTGTAATCGAACTTGACCATTTACAGCTTGTCTAAATGTTCTTTTAGCAATTTTTCTCTTATCTTTGGTCCAAGAGATTCTATTAACTTGTCTGCTTCCTTGTCCGTTACTGAACTTTCTGGAAGGAATTTTAGGTGAACTTTTTTTACGATCTTTCTTAATCGTTGCCTCTCTTGAAAAGTTAGAGGAAACAGTTTTCTGTTCTCTAGATTCACTTCCGAATCTATGTTGTCTGTAGACATTTAAAAACTCCTTAAATAAATTCCAATCTAGGTACACACTAGGTGGATTAAAGTCTTTTTTCAAGACTAAAATATCAGCAGAACCTTTCCAATCTTCTAGTTGTTTGAATCCTTGACCATTCTTTCTGGCCTTAACTTCTATAGTTGTACCATCAAATAGGTCATTAACATAAACATCATGTGGAAAGTCTTGTATAGCACCTGACATGGGTTGTCTACGAGAACTGTACCCTAGATCTTCAAATAATTTTACTATTTCTCTTTCTACTCTAGTGCCTTTTATCTTGGCTTTACTACTCATTATTTTTTTTTATGACGATTTGCAAAGTTTCTAGCAGATTCTACACTCCTAAATCCCCATGCTCTAAGTGCCAACGCTTTTCTAGTTGGTCTACCTTTATCATCTTTCATTGGACCTTTCATACCAGCGAAACGAGCAGCAAAAGATATTCTTCTTGGGTTCACTCCTCGTTTTACTGGTGATTTTAGATTACTACCCTCTTTCCTTTTGAAGTATTTTCTACCAGCAGCGTTCAATCCACCTTTTGGATTTTGATATTTCTTCGCTACCATTAGAAACTTCTATACTTTTTTACTTTAGCAGCAATACCTTTTGGTTGTTTGCTAAATTGTTTTCCAGACTTCTTGGCTTTTCTTTTTGCAGCTGTGGTTCTAGCATACTCAGACGCACTTAATGCCTTAATAGCAGAACTAGGTAGGTATCTTTCGCCTGTTTCAGACGATTTTTTACCTGACTTAGTACGCCATTTCTGCTTTCCCCATGCTGTAAGTGATTGTTGTCGTCTAGTCTTTGACATTATTTGTAGCCACCACCAGCTGCTTTATATCTTTTAGCTAGTAGTTGTGCTTTACGAGCAGACCATTGTCCAGCAGCAGTACCTTGAACAGCACTAGCTTTGATGGAATTGAATAATCTCTTTCGTAATGTCGGCTTTGTATAGTTTCCAGACTTATTAACAGTTGATTTCTTTACCATTGGTTATGTCTTTCATCTATTTGTTGTTTTTTTTCTTTTTTTTTCTAATAGCCATGATGATATCACCTCTTGTGATCTTTTTCTTATCACCATACATGGCTGCTAGTTTACTATTTTTAGCTTTCTTTGTATGTTTAGGCATTACTTCTTCTTCTTTTTCATAGCCATCATCTTCATCTTCATTGCTGGTGTCATTTTCTTTGACTTAGCAGCTTTTGAAGGTCTCCCTCTTTGCGAACCATAAGTTCCTTTTCCCATAGGCATAATAATACTCTCCTTTACAAAAATATTTTTAGACTAGTAAGTAATGTGTTGCAACACCAACGCTGACTTAACCAGTCTTAGCTAACCTTATATCAGGTCTTTCTTTGCGTCAATGAGATATTATCTTATGTATTGGTACAGTAAACTCACAATCGTACCTTTTTGAACTCTGTTGTGTGTGAGATATGTATCACTACGTACAGTTGTAGTTTTTAACCCCCCCTGCCACTAGGTCAGGTCTATGTTTACTTTTATATCACCTAGCACAGCGTGTTGTACCTTGTCTGGTGTACGCAGTCCTACTCGATCTAGTATGTCTTTGCTAGCCTCGAGTTGCACATACTCACTTCGTGCATGTTGTGACAGATGGATCATCTTGTGTGATGCACTGACTGCACCCAGACCAATCGTCTTTGCTATTTGATCCATCATGTACTTTTGTACCTTTGGGATTCGTAGGGTTCGTGACGCAGTCACACGACCACTTTCTTTTGTTGAATATCCAGCGATTTTTGATGCTTCTGTGATACTGCACCCTGTGGCTACGATAGTATCAACAAGCTTCTTTTGCTTGTCGGTCAGATCACTTGTTGCTGGTATATTCTTCACGCCTCTTACACGTATCATGGCTAGATCTCGTTGTCAACTCACTCAAAAAAAAGGCTCGGCTTCGCCTCGCCTCGTGTCTCCGACACGCTGTAATACAAAGGATTCTTAAATCCTTTGCAACCTAGCCAGTGAAACAAAAACACTTTTATCTGCGCATAACACAAATAGACAACTTGCCATGACTTCTCTTGTCACAGCAGGGAACCCAACCCTGCTGGTACATTGTATTGCAAGTGGTCGCAGTAACTGCCAAGTATTTGTGTAATGCTGGAAAAAGTGTGATGAGAGATATGCAATCATAGATTGCTAGAATCAAGAGAACATGATTCGGAAAGGTAGTATAACTATGGATCAACAATCAAAAAGAGAAGTCACTCTAGATCAAATGACACAATCAATCTTGACTGGTATGAAGATTATATACAAGCCAATGATTGACAATGATGATATGTACAACTTAGATGTTGAATTATCATCAGAGATATCAAAACTTGAGTTTGCTAAAGCTAACTTAGAAAAGAAGCTAGATCAGGTACAACTTGAGAAAAAGAAAATCCAAGCACAGACTGGCTCTGAACATATCAATCCAGCAACTGCATCAATGCAAGGATTGGAAGTTCTAATGTCACAACTTAGTGGCAAGGATAAATTGATATCTAACTATCAATATTCGATTGACTTAAAAACTGTTATGATTGATGCAAAAAAGCAGTTTTACTTTGATGTAATTGGCAAAGCATATGTAAAATATGTTTCAAAGAACAAGCCAACAAAGTCTTTCAAAACTATGACAAAGCCTACTGAGGCTCAACTGTGGTTACATGAAAACAATCACAAACTAGATCCAGTTATCTAGTAACATACATATTTCGAGATTAGTCGGTAATCTGGCTAATCTCAAATTTTTGCAAAAAAATGTGGCTCGGCTTCGCCTCGCCTTAACGTCAACCGAAAGGAGTTAAAGATGCATACTGTACTGACTGTAGATCAAATGATTGAACTACAAGAAATTGCTGGCATTTATAGTGATATCTATAAGGATTATTATGGTTTTAGACCAAGAGATTGGGCTAGACCACCACACGAAGTACATGAATATTATGCCGAAATTAGAAGAATATCAGACATGATTGTAATGGAAAAAGCTGAGAGAATAAAAAGACGAAAGAGGTTAAGTAAGTTAAAGAGAGAATTATATAAGAGTAAACCGATTAATTATCCGTTTACCGATTTAGATAAAATGTTATAATACTAGGAAGGAGTATACAATGATATCTAAAGAAATATGCTCACATTGTAATGGTGAGTGTTATGTTGATGATGAGCCATGTGTTGAATGTGAAGCTGGATTTGTAGATGAGATAGGTCCTGAGGATTACAACACATATTATGACGACGCTTATACTAAGTTATATCATTCAATAATCGAAAGGAGCAATGATGATAAGTAAAGCAATGGGTGTACTGGGTAAAGCCAGTAGAACTGTGTTCACAGCAAAGACTGTGGCATATGTAGGTAATCGTTTCAATTGGTATTACAAACTACTACTTGACTACGATTTTTCTAAGACAATGTTGAAGATGCATGATGTCAACCGAATGGAACGACAGATGAATGATGGTCAACGCAATTACAATTATACTAGCAAGAAAGTATTTCATGTGACACCTGAGGGTTACATTTATGACATACATACTGGTGCAGTATTCGGTAATGTTGATGATCCTAAGTTCAACAAATACAATCAACAAGACGAAGGATATGATCCAACAGTCAATGAAGGGAAGATAGCATGATAAATAAAATGGACAAAGAACAACAAAAGTTGTTTATGAAATGGTCTACTGCTATTGCAGAATCAATACAAGACTTGCATAAAGGTATTCAAGAGTTGTCTGATATAGTGTTCAGACAGGCTCAGAGAAATCAAGATATGCATGGTCAAATGATTGACATTCTAATTAAGATGAGTGATGAAACTGGTTTGTTGAGTAAGACTGAACTTCAAACCTTAGAGGACATGAAGAGAAAGAAGGAGTCAAAAAAAAATGGCAAAGATGGCAATGGCATTTCAAGACAGTCTTGAAGAAATGCAAGAGAAGTATGATTACCTCACTAGTGTTAACAGACTATATACTAGAGTAATCGAAGAAGGTTTACGACCACTACTGAAGTTACTTGAGAAAGACAAGACCATGATGCTTGAGGCATACAAGGTTGATAGTATGATTAAGAAACTTCGTAGTGATTGGGAAACCAATGAGCAATCAAGGGATATAATTTATTCTGAGATTGATAAGATGCAAGGGGTAGATGAGCCTACCCCCTGAACCGAAGGGTACAATGATAAGGAGTACGATATGAATATACCGAATCAAAGTCAACTAGAAATTTCTGCACAATGTGATGTGCAACCAGCTATGATGACTTTACACTACTTTGAAGAAGGCAACACAGTATGCACAGTTCCTGACAAAACTGCTATACTTGATGCCGAAAGTAGAGAATATATATCTACAATGTCTAATGTTTCGGCTAATAATTTACGAACTTACAGACAATTTGTTGATATGTTGAATGAAGGTCTTAGATCTACTGACCAGTTGGATCTAGACAATATTGAAGTAAATGATGTATTAACTGATAATGGTGGTAAGTTTCACAGAATGGTTACATTCAACAATGAAACTATCAAGTTCAACCAAGATACAATCAAACTAAGATTATGGTGTTGGACTGCTTACAATCTAAGATGGTCAGAGCAGTTTATATTTGCACCAATTATATCTTATTGTTTGAATGGTTGTTTTTCTGCCGCTTGGTTTATCAGATCTATGTCAAAGAAAAACTGGCAGAACAAAGCACATTTGCAGTCTAAAGATATAACTTCTGCGTTATCTACATTTCAAGCTTATCCAGATTGGTTTGAAACTATGGCTAAGAAACAAGTTAACCAAGTAGATGTTGGTTTATTGTTTGAACAAACACTAGCCAAAGTAGATAGAGATCTTGTCAAGACTATATCTGATTATACATTGAAAGAACTAGATAAGCATTGGGGATCATACAAACGAAGATATGGCAGTAATATGTATGCTGTTTACCAGACTGCTACTCATTGGGCAACGCACCCTGAGGGCAGAGGTAATCCACACAACAAGTTGCGTACAAGATCAATGAAAGTAACAGATATGCTTGATTCTCAAGAATGGCATACTTTACTTGCCGCTTAAATTTTGTATTAATATAATATGGAATTTGCATTGGGTAAGGACTTTCAAGATAAAGTTATATCCCAGTTTGTAATCAAGAGAGAACAGCTGGGATTAACACAATCTAATCTTGATGACATACTAGGAGTAGCAAAAGGACTAGTATCTAAATGGGAAGTAGGTATACGAAAACCATCAGGATATTTGTTCTGTTGCTGGGCAGATGCATTGAACTGTGATATAAAACTTATACCGAAGGAGTAATTATGACCGAATATACAGATACAAATGATATTGATCCATTGTACTATGCAGATGGCATAGGTACAACCGACTATATATTATCTAAGAAATTAGGTTGGTTAGAGGGTAATATTATAAAATATATTACTAGACATAAACATAAGCATGGCGTTGTAGATTTAGAAAAAGCACAATGGTATCTTAATAAATTAATGGAGCAATATGAAAAGCCTAAAAAATATACTTATGAAGGCATCAAAACAGATTCCACAATATCAGGAATCTACAAACCCAAGTGACATTGTAAGTAACAGAAAACAATTTGTTATCAAACTAGCAAAGAAGTATTTGACATATGAAGATGCTACTGCATTTGAAAAATTATTTATGAGCAAATATGTAAACGATAACAAGAGAGTATATCATGTTAGAGATATGTTATTAAATAAATATAGACAGGAGCAAAGCGAATGGCAAAAAAGAAACTCAGAGCTACGGAAGTCAAGATCGAAAAACAAGTATTAGATTCTTGGACTATTGGTGGTACTGATGCTAACAAATTAGTTGAAGGTGAATGGCGTAAACTGTATGAGATCAAGAAAGGTATTATTAAACCTGATGATTTGAGTGAAGTATTCCCTGTACAACTAGGTATTTATACCGAAAAATTTAACAGAGAATGGTTTGAGAAACAAACAGGATTGACTGTAAAAGAGATGCCTACAATGATGAGTAAAGATGTACCTTTTGCTAGAGCAAATCTAGATGGTATTACATCTGATGATGCAGTATTTGAGGCTAAGCATGTCAGTCCGTTTACAATCAAAGATGTAACAAACAAGTATTATCCTCAGGTACAACATTACATGATGGTTACTGGTTTAGCTTCTGCTTATCTTTGTTGCATAGTAGGTAATTCTATGCAGAAGATATTTCAGATAGAAAGAGATGATGACTTCATAGCGAAGTTATTATACGCAGAAACATATTTTGTAAGTATGTTGAAAGCT